CCTAATAGATTTTGACGGCTGAAACCCATACGGTCTACAAACTTGAATCCGTTACTGACGAATCCTTCTTGTGTTTGAGTTCCGTCTTCTAAATAACCCTTGACTGGGCTAGATTTGCTTGCTTTGTCAAGTTGCTTGACAACAGTCATTTTAAGGTTATAAATAGCGCTCCATATCATAAAAGCCCCGATTAACCCTTGTTTGTTTCTTTCTAAATGTCCCGGGACCTTTTTATTAGTAGCAGGATCAATATAGCCATTGATCAATACTTTTCTAACATTGTCACTCATCTTTTTACCATTTAAAAAAGCCATAAAATCTTTCAATAAATTTTGAAAGTTCCCTTGTCTTACTTTTGCATTGATAAAACTAGTGAATAAATTACTGTTTAGTACACTTTTTGTTCCAGCTGGAGCCTGTAATAAACTATCTACTGCTTGACCGTACTTTGCTATTAATGAATCTGCTTTAGACTTTTGTGCTTCATTGTACTTTAGTTTAGGAGCTATTGGCATTTTACTAGGGACAATTGCAACATTACTAGAATTCTTTAACTGACCAACTGTTCCGTTTAAACTAACTGCTTGATCTGTTGACAATGCATCTGCTTTTAAATATTGATGTACTGCTATTCCTGCAATTTTACCGTTTATTAATTTACCAACTTCGCTATTTGCATCTACTGTATATGTGATACCATTGGGGTTGGCTCTAAACTTATACACACCATTCTCGTCTTGTAGGGGTTGACTGAACAATAAATCACCCCAATAATAGCCATACCCTTGATCTTCTTTGCTCAAACCATTCCATATTTGACCAATGATTTGATGCAATTGACTACGATCTACTCCACGCTCTAAATCATATTTGCGAAATAACTCAGGTGTATATGCAATACGCCCAACACCATCTTTTTTGTTGAACATATGCTTATCCATGATTGCAAATTTACCATTGGGACCACGACCAAATATCAATGCTGGATAACCATCCCATTTAATAGTCACTGAGTTAGGATTTTGTACTGTTGATACAATTGCATTAACTGCCGCTTTAGCATATTGACTTCCACCTATAAAGATAGCATCTTCAGGATGGTCTAAGTGGCCCTTATCTTCTGTGACAATGGTCTCATTCAAACTTTCTAGTTTGTTGACAATTTCTCTTATGTCTTGCATTTTATCTTATTCTGGATACGTTTCCACCGGGTTTAAACGGTTGACGTGGTTGTGTGGGTTGCGTATTTGGTGCAGTTGTTATACCTGACTGCGCAGCAACTGCAGCGGAGTACATTAGTGACCCTAATGCATTAACTGATGCAGGGCTATAATTGCTATTTTGTGCGGCATTGATTGCAGGTGCAAATTTTGATCCATATGCACTATGTGTTAAATCTAATCCGTCTTTTTTAGCTAATTGATTAATAAATGTAGTTAAATCAAAAGGTACATCAGCAACTTTATTAGAAGCTATTTGTTTTTTTAAATCCTGATTAAAATTTTTAATAAACTGGTTTTTAACAGCTATTTGATTAGCAGTAGCTTTATCTGGTATATCATTTAAATATTTAAATGGTGTTAGAGCTGCATTACCGACTTTTTTAAGTCCAGTAGTAAGTCCGGATGCATTAACCTTATTAATCGCATTACCTGCAATACCCTTAACTCCCGAAGCTGCGTTTTTAACACTATCCCAAACACCTTCATTAATTATGACTTCATTGATTTTCATCTTTTTTCCTGATACTCTTGGAAAATCTATCTTGGTCTCTTGCTTTAATCGCACTTAATAATTTACGCTCTAATATTTGAGCTTTCTCAGTATCATAATGCTTTTTAATCATTTCTAAAAGATTAATTGCACTGGTAATTATATTGTGGGCACGGCTTTCAATGATATGTTTAGTATCACGGTTTTTACCAATAGCCTCTAATTCCTCTAGTAAACTGCGAGTTTTCTTTTGCATGATATAGATATCCTATTAGTATTTATCATCTTTTCAGATTGTTGAGCATTGACTTGAGTTTTGAGCTACCTACATCTGCGTGAATATTCTTATTTACAGGTTCTATTTCTGTGTGAACACCCTCATTTACGGTTGTGACATTACTTTGTGGCTTTAATCTACTCATAATATCACTTGGGCTGGGCTGAGATTGTCTATTTTCTTGTTGTTCTCCATACCCATCTGGATCAGGATCAGTAATTCTTAAGGTTTCTACGTCAAATGCTAATTCAATCTTCTGTCCTACCCCAGAACTACTACGTGTTTTCATCAATTGTAACTGATATTGACCACGCTCCCTCATACTTCTACTCGTAAAGATACCAAATACATTATCCGCAGTATTGATTTTACTGATACCACCACTAATGTGACTATGATCAAATTCAATCTCTTCTACCGCAGACCTATTTAATTGACTAGCAGTTACAAACAATACGTTTAATTCTTTTGCTAGATTACGCAATTCCTCTGAAACATACTTGTCTTTGACAAATAAATCGCTTGGGCTGACTTTTGCACTAACTGGCATAATTAAGTCCAAATAATCAATACACAAAAAATCAACTTTTTTCTTTGTTTGTATTTCTAATTCTTTGCAATATGCACGAATGTCGTTGACTGTGCTTTGTGCTGGCATATACTTAATACGTAACATACCAGCTTTCTTTTGTATCATCTTTACTTTCATTTCAACATTATCAATGTCTTTAAAGATTTCTCTACTACTTGTATCAGTCATCATACTATCAATACGCATTGAGCAAAGCCCTTCACTCAACTCTAATGATACATAAACCCCATTCAATCCTGCTTGACTCCAGTTGACTGCCAAGTTTTGCATGAACAAACTTTTACCAGATCCTGATCCACCTGCAAAAATTTGTAACTCACCTCTATTAAAACCACCGTAGAGCTTTCTATCCATGCTTGGCCACCCTGTACTATTCTGACCATTGTTGCTTTTAAGTTGCATAAGACGGGCCCTAGGATCATCAAAGTAATCCATACCCATATCACGTTGTAAACTAATTTGTACTGCATCTTTGATTAGTTTCTCAACTGGATCATACTCACCTTTCTCCAACAAGTCTGCGCTTTTAAGAATCGCTCTTTCTAATTCTTGTCTACGTGTAAATGCCTCAAACTCATCCAAGAACCATTCGTTGTGTCCTTCATCCAACTCGTCAATAATATCAATAGCTATACCAGTTGTTGCTTGAATCTGTGTACTATCTGGGATGCTATTATATTTTTGACTATGTTCTTTGATAAATTGCGCAATAGGTTTTAATGATTTATCAAAGTTGTCAGGGTTCATAATGTTCATAACCCTAGTGTACAATTCACTATTTGTAATCATCATTCGCAGAAATAATTTCTGCACATCATTATTATAATCCTTTAGCAATTTGTCTTTTCCTCATTTCTATTTTTATTTTACTGTTTGTTGCACTTTGTAATATACTTAGTAGTGTAGGTACTTTGCCATATCTTATTACCGCATCATTGACGTCCTTGATATCGGTTTCCCATTTAGGTAAACTCACGCTATACCCAAACTCCAATGCTTTGTCAGTTAGTTTTAATCCTGATGTATCTCTATCAGGTACCAATATAATTTGTCTATTCAATGATGCTAACAATTTACTTTGTTCATCACTGATATCATCGTGCATTAGTGCAACACCATCTATACTCAATGCATCAAATATACCTTCAGTTAGTATACACACACTCCAATCATTATGTTGTACATCAATATTAAACACATATCCAGGTTGTTGATCATTTATAAATCTAGGAGTTTTGTTATCTAAGTATCTACTTGTATGCCCTACGATTTTATTCTTATATGTATAGGGTACAATAACTCGGTGTTTATTTCTACCTACATCATTTGGTGTCACCATGAAAGGGTAACTATCAATATCTATGCATCGATTAATTAAATAATCTACATATTCTTTATGTGTTGGGTTAGTTTTATCTAACAACTCACCTTCTGGTAATTGCTTTTCAACAAACCTAATCAGATTAGGTTTAGTAGGTGTGTAAAAATCTAATAGGTCTTTGTATTGTAGACTTTCTAAATTCCATCTTTGTATTTGAATATCGTCAACACCTAACCAATTCAATAATTTTTTAGTTTTGAACTCTAAAGGTTTTCCCAGTCTAAATGAGCAAGTGAAGTTGCAA